GATACCAACTATTCAAAAAAACAATATGAGTCTACTGATAAAGATGCACAAGAAATTAATTATTTGAATATTCCTAAAGTAAATTTAGATGAAGTAATTATTGATTATAAAAGAGTTAATAAAGAAATGACTGAACACTATAAAGATAGATGTAAAGGTTATAAAGAAAATGTTTAATATATGAAATGGATTCAAAAAGATATTGCCAAGTTCAAAAAAGAGCAATCTCAAACTATATCATATATGGTTAAAGAATTTGAAATGAAAAAATCTGCAGACTTATATAAAAGGTCTACAATATCAAAAACTGGTAAGTTAAACATGAATACACTACACAGTTATTCTTACAATGAAGATATATTCTTAAAAATGAATGTTGAACCAGGGGCAACTAGTCATGGATTAGTTATGTTCGTTGACTGGTCAGGTTCTATGCAAGAAAACTTTTACAATACAATCAAACAGACTTTAAATTTAGTTTGGTTTTGTGAGAGAGTAAATATTCCTTTTGAGGTTTATGCCTTTACACAAGATACAAATGCTTATTTGGAATTTGACCCAACGCATACTCCAACTATTGAAAGAAAAGCAAATGTATTATGCCCAGAACCATCATTTCGTTTGATGAATCTATTCACCAGTAAAGTGAATACTCAGGAACTGGAAAAGCAACTCAAAACTGTTTGGGCAATCTGTACTGCTTATCAAACCAGGTATGGTTATGTTCCAAGTCATATGAACCTTTCAGGTACTCCTTTGGGTGAAACTATGATTGCTCTCAATCAACTCATTCCACAGTTCATTTCTTTGAATAAAGTGCAAAAGGTAAATGTAGTATTTTTGACTGATGGTGAAGGAAGAGTATGTCCTCACGGAGTAATCAAAAAACAACACAGTGGAGAAGAGTTTGTTACTTATAGACATTCAAACGAAACAATTATTCGTAATCGTAAGAATGGTCGTATGTATCCAGCATATAATTATTGCTCTTTTCCCGATTTTGTGAAAGTTCTAATGACTTACACCAAGGATATGTTCCCGAATGTAAATCTAATCAACTTTCGTGTTGCTCCTACCAAAGAACTTAGTAGTTGCTATAACTGGTTTGGTGATAAAAGTGTTTCTTATGATACCATCAAAGAACAGTTTCGTAAGAATAAGTTTGTGTCTTTCAGTAATTCTGGGTTTGATAAGTTCTTTGTACTATCTTCTACCAGTATGAGTTCTGATGCAGACCTGAATGTAGATAGTGGTGCTTCTAAAACTGCTATCAAATCTGCATTTACCAAGATGCTAAAGAACAAAAAGACCAACAAGAAAGTTCTTTCTTCCTTTGTGGAACTGGTCGCCTAGACCACTTTTGGGAGTGTCCACAAGGCACTCCTGAACCCTTCAATCCGTGCTATACTTACAAAGTAATCAGCACTTCACCTTCCCTTACATTATTCATTATGGAAACCGCAATTCAACTTCTTCAAGAACAATTTGGTGCTGAATTTGGTGCTGATGCTGTTCGTTCTGTAGCTTCACAAATCAATACATCTTATGCTACACTCTCTAAGAAACTGTCTCAATACAAAGTATCTCGTGGTAAGTGGAACCTTGAAGTGACTAAAGAAAAGATTGATGAACTAGAAGATACTTATTCTGCTTCTACTGCAGAACCGATTGCTATGATTGAAGCAGTCAAGCAAAACCTTATTCCCGACAAAGATGATACATTCGTTAGCTTCGGTAATTTTGCGGATATTAAGAAGATTATTCAATCTCGTCTATTCTATCCTGCTTTCATCACTGGTCTTTCTGGCAACGGAAAAACTTTTGGTGTGGAACAAGCTTGTGCTCAGCTTGGTAGGGAACTAATTCGTGTCAATATCACGATTGAAACTGATGCTGATGACCTTATCGGTGGTTTCAGGCTTGTTGACGGGAATACTGTATGGCACAATGGTCCTGTCATTGAAGCACTTCAACGTGGTGCTATTTTATTGCTGGATGAGATTGACCTTGCTTCCAATAAGATTTTGTGTCTTCAATCTATTCTAGAAGGTAAGGGTATTTTCTTGAAGAAGATTGGTAAGTTCGTAAAACCTTCTGCTGGTTTCAATATCTTTGCAACTGCAAATACCGGGGGTAAGGGTAGTGATGATGGACGTTTCATTGGTACAAATGTGTTGAATGAAGCATTCCTAGAACGTTTTCCTATCACCTTCGAACAGGAGTATCCCACAGCCTCAGTTGAAACTAAACTCCTGAAGAAGTACGCTTCTTCATTGGGTATTGTAGATGATAAGTTTTGTAAGTATCTGGCAGACTGGGGTGATATCATCCGTAAGACCTTCTATGATGGTGGTGTTGATGAGGTTATCTCCACACGACGTTTGGTTCATATCCTCCGAGCATATAGTATCTTTGATGACAAATCAAAGGCAGTTGCTATCTGTTTAAACAGGTTTGATGATGAAACCAAACAAGCCTTTATGGATCTCTATGATAAGATTGATAACGAAGTTACTTTTGAATATGGTGAAGGTACTGATAACGTCCAGTATGGTGAGACACCAGACACAAACTACTAAATGATTTATCCTACTATGAACTCCTGGTCTATGTTATTCGATGAAATTGGTGAAATCAATTTCGATGATTCTGAATACACTGAAGACATTACTATTCAACCCAACACTATGAAAGAAACAACTAAAGACGAAACATTCTGGAGGTATGATGAAGGTAAGATTCTCCGTGAGGTGGAGGCTTATCTCTCAAGTACCTATAAAGGTCACTATGTTGGTGGTGAAACCAAGATCCAAACTCTAGATCTTATTGATTCTATTGGTGACTCTGAGTCATTCTGTCGATCTAACGCAATCAAATACCTCTCCAGGTTTGGGAAGAAGGATGGCAAAAACCAGAAGGATCTCCTGAAGGTTATTCACTATGCCATCCTCCTGTATCACTTTGCAGACCTACCCTTCACAGAAGATGCTGTGGAAACTCACTCGCCTACTGGGCGTTAGACCATATCTGTGTTATAATACACAGGAAACCATCTCATCCTTTATCTTTTATATTAATGAAACTATCTGACGAAACTATTGCAGTATTGAAGAACTTCTCTTCAATCAACCAGAGCATCATTGTTGGTGAGGGTAACACCCTAAGAACTATTTCTGTCATGAAAAACATATTGGCAGAAGCAACAGTCTCTGAAAACTTTGAGAAGTCCTTCGCCATCTACGACCTCAATGAGTTTCTAAATGGTTTATCACTTCATGACAACTACGCATTGGATTTCTCCAATGACACCTTTGTTGTTATTCGTGAAGGTCGTCGTCGTGTGAACTACCACTTCGCAGACCCTGAAGTTATTGTTGCTCCACCTGATAAGCAACTCCAACTGCCCTCTGAGGATGTATGTTTCCAACTAGATCACAGCCAACTCCTACAACTCATCAAGGCTGCTTCTATCTACAAACTCCCTGATCTATCTGTTGTTGGTGAGGATGGTACTATCTCCCTAGTTGTTCGCGATAAGAAGAACGACTCCTCCAACGTATATTCTGTGGGTGTCGGTGATACCACTGAAGACTTCACCTTCAACTTCAAGGTTGAGAATACTAACAAGATTCTTGCTGGCAACTACGATGTGGTTATCTCCCAGAAACTACTCGCCAAGTTCACTGGACAGAAGAACAATGTTGAGTATTTTATCGCTTTAGAACCAGACAGCACCTTTGGGTGATATTATGGGAGGGTAACACCTCCCTTTTTTTATGAACATATTCGCTACAACTCACTCTCCTACAGGTAGTGCTGTTGCATTACCTGACAAGCATGTCGTGAAGATGCCCCTTGAATGTTGCCAGATGTTGGCTATCATCTACTCTCACTGGTATTATAACTGGGGTGAGATTCACAAGGCAAATGGAGAACCATACTCCACCACAAAGGGTGCGTTTCGTAACCACCCCTGCACCAAGTGGGCAGCAGAGAGTATGTACAACACAGCCTGGTTGATCGCTCATGGTCTAGCACTCTGTACTGAGTATCATCAAAGATACGGTAAGATTCACTCTTGTGCTAAGACCCTGTTTGAAGCCAAGAAGATGTTCCATAGATATACGGGTGAAACCATTCTATGTTACAATATGGTGGAGAGTTTCACTCGTGCCATGCCTGATGAGTTCAAGCTTGACACTGGTATCTCTACCTTTGACGCGTATAAGATGTATATTTCATCCAAACCTTGGGTGAAAGACAACTATCTCCGCAAACCTGAACGCAAACCTTCCTGGGTTTGATTACTTTATTATCTTTTTATTATGAACGAACGAACTGATTTCCTATGGACAGAGAAATACCGCCCACAGGTTATTGATGATTGTATTCTTCCCGATCACGTAAAGAATACATTCAAAGAGTTTGTCGCTAAGGGTGAGATCCCCAACCTCCTGTTATCTGGTCCTCCTGGTATTGGTAAGACCACAATTGCCAAAGCTCTTTGTAATGAGATTGGTGCCGACTACTATGTAATCAATGGATCCGATGAGGGAAGATTCCTTGACACAGTCCGTAACCAAGCAAAGAACTTTGCTTCCACAATGTCCCTTACTTCGGAAGCAAAACACAAGGTCATCATTATTGATGAGGCAGATAACACAGGTAGTGACGTTCAGATGTTACTTCGGGCAAACATCGAGGCGTTCTACAAGAACTGTCGTTTCATCTTTACCTGCAACTATAAGAACAAGATCATTGAACCCCTCCACAGTAGGTGTGCAGTGGTTGAGTTCTCCGCTAAGGGTAAGGATAGACAACAGATCGCCGCGTCCTTCTTCCAGAGACTCTCTGGTATCTTAGAGAAGGAACATGTAGAGGCTGACAAGAAGGTTCTGGTAGAACTAGTTCAGAAACACTTCCCTGACTTCAGGAGGGTTCTAAATGAGGTTCAGAGGTATTCCAGTAGTGGTAAGATCGACTCTGGTATCCTAGCAACCTTCTCTGAAGTCAAGGTAGAGGACCTTATCAAACACCTTCGTGAGAAGAACTTTGTTGAAGTCCGTAAGTGGGTTGTTGCTAACTTAGATAACGATACTAATAGTATCCTCCGTAAGTTATACGACACCCTAACTACACAACTAAAAGGTCCTTCTATCGCTGCTGCTGTATTGGTTATCGCCAAGTATCAGTATCAGGGAGCCTTTGTAGCTGACCAGGAGATCAACCTCCTAGCAGCTCTAACCGAAATTATGATTGAATGTGAGTTTTCCTAATTATGAATGTCAAACTAATCCGTATGAACTCTGGCGAAGATGTTATCGCCGACCTCATCAGTGAGACTGATGATACACTAGTTCTATCCAACCCTATTGTTTTAGTTCCTGGTCAAGGTGGAACACTGGGTTTCGCCCCATGGTCACCAGTTCTCTCCCCAGATGTTAAGGAGATTACAATCAAGTCCAGCTACATTGTATTCATGAGTGAGCCAAATGAGGATGTAGTGGATAACTACAACCAAATCTTTTCCCCCATTGTCACACCAAGCAGTAAAGGATTAATCTTATGATGGATACAGTTGTACTCTATACAAACAACGGTCAGGAGTCGGAGAGAATCCAACAACTACTGACTAGTGTAGGTGGTGAGTTTCATATCTATACCTTAGAACAAGACTTCACACAGGATCAATTCCGTAAGGAGTTTGGTGTATCTGCGGAATACCCACAGGTCGCCATAGGTTATAATCATATTGGGGGTCTCAAGGAAACCCTACATTATCTAACGGACGAAGGACTTATTAAATGACCCTGGAACTCAAAGACTGGTTGAATAGTTTAAACATGAGTAAGGAAGACCTTATTGATGGAGATCCTGATGTGGAGAAAGAGTATCCACCATTCATTGTCAATAAGTGTATGTCTGGTCAGATGGATGCACTTATGTTTGCTAATGAAATGAATAAGTACCCCTCACTAGATAAAAAGTTACAATATGATTTTTATCTAAATAGTTTGCGGAAGAGAAAGCGTTTCTCTCCTTGGTTAAGGAAGGATAAGATTAAACACCTTGAGACCGTTCGTAAGTTTTATGGCTTTTCCACTGAAAAAGCAGAACAAGCTTTGAATATTTTATCCAATGAACAACTTGACTTTATCTATGATAAGCTTGACACTGGGGGAACCAAACCATGCAAACGGACGAAAGGGGGGTAGTATCTTGGGACCCCTCATATATGATAGAAGTATTTTTGTCAGAACCTGACGACTTCTTAAAAGTAAGAGAAACTCTTACTCGTATTGGTGTAGCATCTCGCAAAGAGAAGAAGATATATCAGTCTTGTCATATTCTACATAAACAGGGAAGATACTTTATAGTTCATTTCAAGGAACTCTTTGCCCTTGATGGTAAGCATACTACAATTACCTTGAATGATATACAGAGACGCAATCGTATTGTTAAACTACTATCCGATTGGAACTTGATTGAAGTTTCGGATAGTATCGATATTACAGATGTTGCCCCTCTGAATCAAATAAAGGTTCTCTCATATAAAGAAAAAGAAGACTGGATACTAGAACCTAAGTATAATATTGGGAATGTAAAACGTTCAGAATAACCGAACACCATATGGGGGAGTTTCCACACTCCCCTTTTTTTGTGCCTATGCTATATAATACAGGGGTAGTCGCCACTCAAGGGACTACGCTTTATACATCTCGCTTATTAGGAGAAACACATGTCTGGATTAGCACGCTATTATGGTTCTGGGGATATTGAGAAGTTCCTCAAGGACGTTGATAAGTATTCAATTGGAATGGATGAATGGTTCCATAGGTTTGGAGCAATTCACCAAACAGAAGCAAACTACCCACCCTACAACGTTATTCAGGAGAATGCAGTCTCCTATCGTGTGGAGGTTGCAGTTGCTGGATTTGCAACAAAAGAACTAGAAGTATTCACAGAGAACAACAAACTCTACGTGGAGGGTCAGAAGGAACTGGCGGAACCTAAAGAGGGTGAGTCCTATGTTCATCGTGGAGTGGCTGCAAGGTCCTTCAAGAGGGTCTGGACCATCTCTGATGACGTGGAAGTGAAGGACGTGGAGGTTTCCAATGGTCTCCTCACCATCCGACTCTCTCGTATCGTTCCTGACCACCAGAAGAGGCGGTCATATCTCTGATAAATAATCACGAGAGTTATTTTCTCATATCGTCGCACCTGGGGGGTCCTGTCACAAAACAGGGTTGCCCCCTTTTTGGTGCATGTTATAATATAGTATAAACTAAAATGAACAATGATTATGATAGGGAACTTCCTTCCCCAACCGGATCTACGGGGGCAGTTGAACTAATGATTGAATCTATTGACCAGATGAGCAACAATGATCCAGTAGTAAAACTAGTTCTACTGAAGAATAATGAAACTATTATTGCTGAGGTTCGTGAGAGTATCGATGGAAGTAGTGTTCAGATCATTGACCCTCGTGTAGTTCTACTACAGGCAGCAAGACCATCTGATGACGGACAGACTACAACAACTGCTATCTCATATACCGACTGGTTACCTTTGTCGGAGAGTAGAAACTTCACTATCGATGGTGATTATGTGGTCCTTATCACTGATCCCATTGAAAGTTTAGTACAAAGTTATACACAGGCACGACAAAATGGATGAAACTATTAGAGTATTGGTCTTGACCAATGGAAAAGTCCTTATCAGTAAGATCGAAGAGATAGGAGGTGCTGATATCGGGGAGCCAGACTGCCGTCTAACCGACCCAGTATGGTATAATGATGAGGTGGAGGAAATGACTGAAGGGTTCAAACGCTTTCCTGGTAAGGGGATCACACCCGATACCAAGTTGGCCATCTCTTCTGTCAATATCTTGACTCTGGTTACCCCAGATAACAAACTCCTCAGTGAATACCTCGTGTTTATTAGTGATTAATGTCTAACAAGTTCTACACCAATGTTCAGCTTTATGGTAACAACATCCTCCTACGCGGGTATGAGAACGGAGAGAAGTTCCACACTAGGGAACAATACTCTCCTACACTATATGTGAGTTCCAAGAAACCCGGTAAGTGGAAAACACTTACTGGTGAGAATGTTCAACCAGTGAAACCTGGATCTATTAGAGATTGTAGGGACTTCATCAAAAAGTATAAAGATGTAGAGAACTTTAAGGTGTTTGGTAACGAGAGGTTTGCCTTTCAATACATTGCAGACAACTATCCTGGGGAGATTGAATATGATCCCCAGTTGATTAATATCTTGAGTTTGGATATTGAGGTTGAGTCTGAACATGGTTTCCCAGATCCAGAGTCTGCTAATGAGGAAGTACTGCTCATTACTATTCAGGACTATGTTACCAAACAAATCATTACTTGGGGTCAGATAAAGCATGGGGAGTTTGATAACAAACAGGAGAATGTAGATTTCCGTCCATGTGAGAGTGAGTATCACCTACTGAGTGCCTTTATTCAGTG